TAACTACTTCCGATCATGGACTAGGACAATTTAGTTGGGGTAAGATTGATGTTGTTGATAGATCCAACACAAATACCTATACAGCGTATACTCAGTCTGGAATAGGTCTTACTGAAGGATCTGGTATTACAACCTCAACTATGGTCGTAAGGACCAATTTCTTGAAGTCCAAAAATTATATCTAGACTATCACTAATAAATAAAGAAAAAACTGCGTCAAATGGCTGCCATTATAACTGATCAGATTAGAATATTAAATGCCAAAAACTTTGTTGCTGGGGTGAAAAACTCCAGCAATTCATATTATTCTTTTGTTGGTTTGACGAATCCAGCAGATTATCAGTCGGATTGGGATCAGAATCCGCCTGCACCTAAGGACAATTTTAATCAAGAGAATGACTATTGGGATACAATGGTTGCTTTGAAGAAGATTAATGCTTCTGATGTAAAGCAAGTCGTTCCAAAAAGAGTTTGGTCTTCTGGTACAACATATGATATGTACCGTCATGATTACAGTAGAACAAACACTGCTGCTGTATCTGGATCAACATCTCTTTATCTGGCAACTTATTTTGTATTGAATAGTGACTTTAGAGTTTATATTTGTTTGCAGAATGGAACCAGCCCAGACAATCCAACAGGGCAACCATCTCTTGATGAACCAACCTTTACGGATTTGGAACCAAGAGCAGCTGGAACTAGTGGTGATGGATACATTTGGAAGTATCTTTACACTATTAGTCCAAGTGATGTTGCCAAATTTGAATCAACACAGTACATGCCCGTTCCTGCAGATTGGGGCACATCCAGTACAAATGCCGCGGTTAGAGATAACGCTATAGATGGATCTATTAAAATCGTCACGATTACTAATAGAGGAGTTGGTCTTGGAACTGCAAACAGTGTTTATTCTGCTGTTCCCATTAAAGGTGATGGTTCTGGCGCAGAATGTACGATTGTAATTGATGGCAATCAACAAGTAAGTTCTGTTACTGTTTCAAATCAAGGATCAGGATACACCTATGGTAATGTTGACTTGATTGCTGGAGGAGTTCCAACAGGAACTACTAGACCAACGTTTAATGTCATAATTCCACCACAAGGTGGACATGGTGCAGACATTTACAGAGAACTTGGTGCATATAATGTTCTTCTATATTCCAGAATAGAAAATGACAATACAAATCCAGATTTTATAACTGGAAATCAAATTGCTAGAGTTGGTGTTGTGGAAAACCCACAACAATTTGGATCAACAACTCTTTTATCTGCGGATAAAGCAAGTGCAGTTGGTGCATTGAAACTTGTAGGAACTGGATATAGCACTGCAACTTTCACTGCAGATTCTTATTTCACACAAACAGTTTCAACAGGAACGACTGCTGTCGGTAGAGTTGTAAGTTACAATCAAACCACAGGAGTTTTAAAATATTGGCAAGATAGAAGTCTTGCTGGATTTAATACAGTTGGAACTGCACAGACTCAACCAACATATGGATTTGATTTAACAGAATTTACTGCATCACCCGGAACTGGTGGATCATTGACTATCACTCCAACCGTAGGTGTTGATTTAAATATTGATTCAAACTTTACTGGTATATCTACCGTAATAAATAATCGTACATACTATCTTGGTCAAACTTTTACGAGTGGTATTGCCAATCCTGAGGTCAAGAAACACTCTGGTAGTATAATCTACGTTGATAATAGACCATCTATTACAAGATCGTCAAACCAAAAGGAAGACATAAAAGTTATTTTGCAGTTCTAAAGAATTATGCCTCAACAAACTAACCTCAATGTATCTCCATACTTTGATGATTTTGATCCAGCTAATGATTATCACAAGGTATTATTCAAACCAGGATACCCAGTACAGGCAAGAGAATTAACTTCTCTTCAATCAATACTGCAAAATCAAATTGAAAGATTTGGTCAACACTTCTTTAAAGAAGGTTCTAAGGTAATTCCAGGAAACACTGGATATAATAGAATTTACTATTGTGTTCAATTAGAAAATACTTATCAAGGGGTTCCTGTGTCTGCATATGCGGACCAGTTGGTTGGAACAAAGATAACAGGACAGACATCTGGGGTAACTGCGTTTGTTGATAGTATTTTACTTCCAGAAGATTCTGTAAATGGCAATCTTACTTTATATGTAAACTACTTAACCTCCAGCACTTCAAATAATTCTACACAAACTTTTTCTGATGGAGAGTTTATAACTTGTAACGAAACTCTTTCATCTGGACTACTTGGAAACTCCATCATCTCTGCAGGTTCTCCTGTTGCATCAACTTTAGCTGAAGGAGCATCTGCTACTGGTTCATCTTTTCAGATAGAAAGTGGTGTTTATTTTATTAGAGGAAACTTTGTAAATGTAAACAGAGAAAATTTAATATTAGATCAATATTCGTCCAATCCAAGTTATAGAGTTGGTCTTTTTATTAATGAAGAAATTGTAACAGCAGATTTAGACGAAACTTTAAACGATAACTCCCAGGGATATAATAATTATGCTGCTCCAGGAGCAGATAGACTTAGAATATCAACAAGTTTATTTAAAAAACCTCTTGACGATTTTAATGATGATAATTTTATTTTACTTGCAACGATAATCAATGGTGTTATTCAGACATCTAAAAAATCTGGACAAGGATATAGTGGTGTAGGTGCTGTATTTTATAATGATCTTACCGATGTTTTAGCAAGAAGAACATTTGATGAATCAGGACATTATTATGTAAAACCTTTTGATGTTACTGTTGTTAACTCATTAAACGATGGTTTGGGTAATGGAGGTATCTTTAACGCAGGACAGTTTACTCCTGGAGGAGTAACTGCTAATGATGATCTTGTACTGTATAAGATTTCTCCCGGAAAGGCATATGTAAAGGGATATGAAATAGAAACCTTAAATGCTCAGTACCTTGATGTAGATAAGCCAAGAACAACCAAAACTCTTGAAAACCAAAATATCATTTATAATACAGGACCAACATTCAGAGTTAACAGAGTTTATAGAGCACCAACTGTTGGTCTTGGAACATATTTTGTAAGCCTTAGAGACCAAAGAGTTGGTTCTGATCAAGAATCAGTTCCAGGAAAGGAAGTTGGTTTGGCAAGAGTATATGATTTTAGACTTGAGTCTGGATCATATGATGCAGTGAATGGTAATTTAAATGAGTGGAATCTTGCTCTTTACGATGTACAAACAACTACAGATCTTACTCTCAATCAAGCAGCAACTCTGTCTGTTCCTACCTTTGTAAAAGGAAATAATAGTGGTGCTACTGGATTTTTAAGATATGCAGTTACTGCTGGAACTGCGGTTACTGTTTATGAAACAGAAGGATCTTTCATACCAAATGAAAAACTTCTTTTCAATGGAGTTGCTGATGGTAGAATTGCCATAGCAGTTACTGAACATGGAATTTCAGAGGTAAAATCTGTTTATGGGACAAATAATGGAACACTGGGAATTAATACTTTCAGTGCTGATGTAATTCAATCTACCAAGTTCAATGTAGGTATTGCAACTGTTAGTGCTCTTTCTGGTGGTATTAGTACAATTACGGCTAAGAATCAATTATTCCCAGGAACTTTAGTTAAAGAGAATGATCTTGTCAGATACACTGATACAACAGCAGGTCTTTTAACAAATGACCCCATTTTTGCAAGAGTTGTAAGTGTAGGCACAACTCAAATAACTATTGCATCTGTTGCTGCAGTATCTGGAATTGCTAGTGGATATCTCCCATCATCAACTTTAGATGTAACTGACCTAAGAGTTTTAAAAACTGATCTCGCACCAGGTTCAGATTCTTCACTCTTTACACCATTACCAAAGACAAATGTTTCTGAAGTTGATATTTCGGATGCAACCCTAACGATTAGAAAAACTTTTAGTGTTGATATCTCCAGCAATCAATTGTCTTCACAGGCAGTTGCTGGAACCAATGAAATTTTCTTACCATTTGATGAAGAAAGATATTTATTAACAAGATCAGATGGATCCACTGAAGTATTAACTGCAGATAAGTTTGATATTGGTGCTGATGGATCTACGTTACAAATTCGCAATTTGGGAACTGATGATACTGGTGCAAACTTAGTAGCTACCCTGAGAAAATCAAAACCAACAGCAAAAGTTAAAATTAAAAATAGAGTAAACTCTATTGTAGTTGACAAATCAAAACTATCTGGATCTGGAATTGGCACAACAACTCTTAATAACGGATTGACTTACGGCAACTATCCATATGGAACAAGAGTTGAAGATGAGATTATCTCTTTGAATTTCCCAGATGTCATTGAAATTCATGGAATATACGAATCCGCAAATACATCTACAGCAACTGCACCAAGAGTAACTTTACAATCAATTAATAGTGCATCAACAACCACTGCTGAATTTTTAATTGGTGAGCAGATTGTCGGTCAAACTAGCGGTGCTATTGCGATTA